CCTGTCGGCGAACACCTTTTAGAGGATGGCCGTATTTTGGTCATCACCGAAGAAGGCGTAATCGCTGAAATTAAAGAAGCCGCTGCTGCTGAAGAAGTAGTAGAGGTTGAAGAACCTACTGAACTTGCCGATATGGAAGTCGTAGAGGAAGCTCCTGCCGTAGTTGCAATCATCGAGAAGGTTCTCGAAGAAATTGCAATGATGCGTGAGGAGATGAAAGGAATGCGTGAGGAGATGGGCGGATACGCCAAGAAGGAGGAGATGTCAGCTATGAAAGCTGAACTATCTGCCGCACCTGCTGCGAAAGCCATCAAGCACAACCCCGAAACAAAGCAAGTCCAAAAGATGAGTTCAAACCGTCCCGAAAAGACTATTGACCGAGTCCTTGCACGAATGAATAAATAACAAATAAACAATGGCTACAACTACTTCAATCACTACTTCGTACGCTGGTCAATTTGCCAGCAAGTACATCTCTGCTGCTCTTTTGAGCGCAGACACGCTTGACAAAGGTCTTATCGAGATCCTTCCAAACGTAAACTACCGCACCACCCTTCAGAAGGTGAACACTAACGACATCGTAAAAGATGCCACTTGTGATTTTGATGCAACTTCTACCTTGACTTTGACCGACCGCATCCTTGAGGTTGAGCCATTCCAAGTAAACTTGCAACTTTGCAAGAAGGACTACTACGATTCTTGGATTGGTGGTCAAATGGGCTTCTCTGCTTACGATAGCATCCCCGCTTCTTTCGCCGACTTCCTTATCGCCCACGTTGCTTCAAAGACTGCCCAAAAGATTGAGCAGAACATTTGGAACGGTACTGCTGCAAGTGCAGGAGAATTTAGCGGATTCCTTTCATTGATGACTGCTGACTCAGACGTTATTGACGTAACTGCTACCACTGTAACTGCTGCCAACGTAATCGCTGAGCTTGGTAAAGTTGTAGACGCCATCCCTTCTGCCCTTTACGGCAAGGAGGACTTGACTATCTACGTTCCACAAAACGTAGCAAAGGCTTATGTCCGTGCGCTTGGTGGATTCGGAACTTCAGGTCTTGGAGCAAATGGTGTTGACAACAAAGGCACTACTTGGTACGGCAACGGAGACTTGTTCTTCGATGGTATCCGTGTTGCTATGGCCAACGGTCTTCCTTCTAACAAGATGGTAGCTGCTCAGACTTCAAACCTATTCTTCGGAACAGGTCTTCTGAACGAGCGTAACGAAGTTCGCGTTCTTGATATGGCTGACCTTGACGGATCAGACAACATCCGCGTTATCCTACGCTTCTTCGCAGGAGTTCAGTACGGTATCGGTTCTGACGTCGTTCTGTACTCTTAATCCGAGTTAACGTAAATAAACGGGGGGCTTGGGCTATGTCCTCGCCCCCTTTTTTAATTCTAATAAAACAAAGAAACAATGGCTTGTGATTTAACTAAAGGCAGGGCAGTACCCTGTAAAGACGTAGTAGGTGGCATTTATGCCGTGTACTTTGTAGACTTCGGTGACTTGGGTACTGTTACCCTCACCAACGATGAGATTACCAACATCAGTGGTACTTTCTCTGCTTACCAATATCTTGTAAAAGGCAATAGCTCTTTTGAGCAAACCTTTAACTCAAGCCGTGAGAATGGCACTACCTTCTTCACGCAAACTTTGAATTTGACGTTGACCAAACTCACAAAGGAGGACAACAAAGAATTGAAGCTGCTTGCTTATGGCCGCCCTTATGTGGTGGTACAAGACTACAACGGCAACGCCTTTATGATGGGTCTGAACTACGGAGCCGAAGTAACAGGTGGAACGATTGTAACTGGTGCTGCAATGGGTGACCTTTCTGGCTATACCTTGACAATGGAGGCACAGGAGCAACTTCCTGCCAACTTCATCGCAGGTGCTACCGTTGCCAATCCATTCGCAGGACTTGCAGGTGCTAACGACACGATTGTAGTGGGTTCAAACTCGTAATCTACCGCAAGGCAGAATAGTTGAAGGGGCGTAAGCCCCTTTTCTATTTTCAAACAAATCGGAATTAAAAGGTTATTTATTTAAGATGCATATCCTTCAAGTATCAGCTTCACCTCAAACCATTACGGTAATCCCTCGTGAGTTCGTTTACTCATCAGAGGATTTGGATTTATACTTCGAGCGTGTGTTGTTTGATGGTGGCACTTTAGAGGCCGCTGGATGCGTTCAGAGCGCAGTTAACGACCTTGATGGCGTTACACTATATTTGATTGATGAAAGCACCAACACAGAGCAAGAAATCAATCCTACAATAACAGAGGCCAATGGCTTTATGGATCTGACGGCAGTCTATACATTAGTCAACAACCGATTCTACGGCCTCAAATTAATATACGATGGTGACCTTATCTACCGAGATAGGGTATTCGTAACTTCGCAAACAGATTTCGATAAATTTACCGTGAACCAAAACGTCTACACGGAAGAAACAAGCTACAATAATGAGTACATCATCATCTAAAGTCCACGTTGTGAACTTCAGTTCCTACACCACACCTGTTGTAAAAGAGGTGCAGGGCAAAGACTACGTTGAATACGGAGATAACAACGACTACTTCGGCTATCTGATTGACAGGTACAACGGCTCACCTACCAATAATGCTATCCTCAATTCCTTGATGGATATGACCTTTGGTAAGGGCTTGGATGCAACGGACTCTGCCAAGAAGCCGAGCGAGTACGCAGCGATGCGTGGCCTGTTCACGAAAGCCTGCTTGCAGAAGGTCGTAGCCGATTACGTTATGATGGGGCAATGCTCTTTTCAAGTGGTGTACTCCCAAGACCACAATATGATTGTAGAGGTGCAGCACATCCCCGTAGAGACGCTCCGCGCCGCAAGGTGCAACGAAGACGGGGAGGTTGAGGCGTACTACTACGCAAAGGATTGGAATGCCGTAAGCAGTAGAAAAGAGACTGCGGTTCGAATCCCTGCATTTGGCACAAGCCGTGAGGGATTGGAGATACTTTACATCAAGCCATACCGAGCAGGATTCTACTATTACTCCCCAGTAGACTATCAAGGTGGCCTTCCTTACGCAGAACTTGAGGAGGAGATTGCCAACTACCACATCAACAACATTCAGAACGGTCTTGCACCTTCTATGCTTATCAACTTCAACAACGGCGTGCCGAGTGAAGAAGAACGCAGGAGCATAGAGCAGCAGATTGCAACGAAGTTTAGCGGTAGTTCAAACTCTGGCAAGTTTATCCTTGCGTTCAACGACAATAAAGACCTTGCTGCAACGGTTGATCCTGTTCAGCTATCGGATGCTGCGGATCAGTATCAGTTCTTGAGTACAGAAGCAACGCAGAAGATATTGGTTTCGCATCGTATCGTAAGCCCTATGCTTTTGGGTATTAAAGACAATACAGGATTCGGCAATAACGCAGATGAACTGAAGACCGCATCTACGCTTTTGGATAACCTTGTTATTCGCCCCAAGCAGGAGATTATCATTGACGGCATAGACCAAATCTTGGCCTACAACGACATCAGCCTAAACTTGTACTTCAAGACCCTTCAGCCTTTGGAGTTCACCGAAGACGTAGTTACGCCTATGGATTTAGAGACTCGTGAGGAGGAGACAGGCGTTAAGCTATCAAGCCAAGAGCCGAGCGATGAGCATTTCGATGCTATGTTCGCAGAGCTTGAAATATTAGGTGAGATCATCAACGAAGATGAATGGGAACTTGTAGATGAAAGACCCGTTGACTACGATGCGGAGCAGGCTTTAAGCAAGTATGCATTCGCATCAACAGGCAGCGCATTCCCCAACGCCAAGAGCAGCCAAGATGGCGTAACGGCAGAAGGCAAGAGGTACAAGGTTCGTTATGGTTACGCACCGAACGATACGAAGACCAATAGCCGTGAGTTCTGCAAGAAGATGGTATCAGCAAGTAAGGTCTACCGCAAGGAGGATGTGCTTCGTATGGGTGAACAATCTGTGAATGCAGGGTTCGGCCCACAGGGAGCAGCAACCTATTCAATATGGCTTTACAAAGGCGGTGCAAGATGTCATCACTTCTGGATGCGTAAGACGTACTTGGCAAAGGGCGAAGGCGTAACTCCCGATGTGGGTAACCCCAACGCAGAGGTGAGCGTAAACAAGGCAAAGGCAGAGGGCGTGGTACTTGAGACCAATCCTACAAACGTAGCGAAACGCCCTGTTGATATGCCCAATGAAGGATTTATAAACCCACGATAAGAAATGGCAACGGCACTTTGGATTAAACGAGAGGACTTGGTTCGCAACACCGCTATTGGCGGTAATGTGGACACGGACAAATTTATCCAGTTCATTAAGATAGCACAGGAGATACACATCCAAAACTACACAGGCACGAAGCTTTACGATAAGATCAGCAACGACATCATCGCAGGAACCCTTGCCAACCCTTACTTGGCTTTGGTAAACGACTACCTTCAGCCGATGCTTATCCATTGGGCTATGGTGGAGTACTTGCCTTTCGCTGCGTACACTATCGGCAACGGTGGGGTGTTTAAGCACAACTCCGAGAACTCTACTACCGCAGAGAAGATTGAGGTTGACTATTTGGTTGGCAAGGCTCGTGATTTAGCGCAGTACTACACTGACAGGTTTATCACCTATATGAGCTACAATCAAGCGTCATTCCCTCAATATAATTCAAACAACAATGCAGATGTCTACCCCGACACCGATGCGAACTTCGCCTCGTGGGTTCTCTAAAAAGACCTACGAACCAAAGAAGGGCAATATCATCAAGTTAAAGAGTTACTTAAAAGAGAACGATGGCAAATAATATCAATTGGGGACAGGTGTACTGCTCATCATACTTTGGAGATGAGGATTACAACACACGCACCTTGACGGGTGATGGTGTGCCTGCTTGCTTTGATAATGCCTTCACTTATGCTGAAAAGTATTCCGTCCGTGTGGTGGCAGATGGTGGAACGGTAGAGGCATTTGCCTGCTTGGTGGATGCAATTGACAGACTAAACTACAACTAATTATGAGCTATTTTGATGACGCAAGTCTTGTAATGATTCCTTCGGGTTACAAGAACGCAAAAGTTTACTCGGTCAAGCCGACCGATGGTACGGGCGACCTAACCTTCAGCCGTGCCTCAAGCGCCACCCGTGTGCAAAGTGACGGCCTAATTGAAAAGGTGCGTGAAAACTTGATTTTGCAAAGCCAAGATTTTACTACTACTTGGGCAGCGACTTCAGCAACTGTAACGGCTAACACTACCGCCAATCCTTTAAATGGAGTAGTGAACGCTGACACAATTACGCTTACTGGAGCAACGACTCAAAAGTATGTTGCTCAAGCATTTGTATTAAATGGCACCTACACGACAAGCGTATACTTAAAAGCTGGTACGCATCAGTTTGTACAGCTTATGTTGGGTACTGACCCTACGCCATTTGCTAATTTTGATTTAGTAAACGGAACTGCAAGTGCAACTAGCAGCACCGCAACTATTGTTGCCGCAGGCGGTGGTTGGTATAGATGTTCAATGTCGTTTACATCAGTGCTTGGCACAACAGTATTTATTACTGCCGCAGATTCTTTGGCAACCCCTCGCTTTCAGCCAACCGCTTCAACGGGTACATATATTGCGTTCGGTTACCAGCTCGAAACGGGCGACATAGCAACAGACTACATCGCCACCACCACCGCAGCGGTATCAGTTGGCCCCGTTAGCGGTTTACCCCGTTTGGATTATTTGGGGTCTACTTGCCCTCGCTTGT